CATCGTTTTACTTTTTATGTCAATAACTTTTTTCGCACATTTTGCGAATAAATTATTTCTAGATTGTATTTTATTTGCATCTGTGCGAAATATGAGTTATGATGAATCACGTTATAAGTTTTATGTAAGGAGTTGTCACAATGACAATAGGAGCAAAGATCAAATTTTTAAGAAAGCAACTCGGCATGTCTGTAGACGATTTGGCAAATAAATTGGGTAAAAACCGTGCCACAATTTATAGATATGAGAAAGGTGACATAGGAAATCTTCCTCTTGATGTATTGGAGCCATTGGCAACTGCACTTGAGACCACGCCTGCTTATCTAATGGGTTGGGAAGACAATTCAAATAAAGACACCGCAACCGTTGGCGAGTTGCTCAAGATGCTGCGTACGCAACGTAACTTATCGATTGAAGAATACTCAAAAGAAATAGGAATACCTGCTAACGACTTGCGTATGTACGAATCTGGAGAAAAGTATATACCTCTTTCGGTAATTCGAACATTTGCAGAATACTATCGTTTATCAATGGAAAGTGTTAGAGTGGATAGCCCAGTTACTCTCGTAAAAGATAACGTACGCCTCAGACGACTTAAAACTTGGACCGAGAACTTTGGCCATTTGGAGCTAACAGATGAAGAGCATGACAAAATCGTTGAATATACAAATTTCTTGATCTACATAAGAGAAAAGTAAAAGAGAAAGAACATGACGCTGTTTTCTATCTCAGGCCCATACGTCCGCACATAAGTGCTGATAGATCCCATGCTGCTTAGATCTAGATGCATTATTGATCATAACGTCATGCCAGCTAGAACTGTTTCTTCTCATAATAGGAGATGTAAATAACGCGAGAAAAGAAAGAGTCCTTGTTAGGACTCAACCTTTTTAACTTTAAGTAGTAATCTTTGCGCTTTATCTGCATGTTTTTTAGATTTAACCTTATCGCCATTCTTTAAAGCTCTCTCTGCTTTAGCCCAGTGATACATAAATCTAATGTCGTTGATGCTTAACACGATAATCACTCCTTTCATAATAGGAGTTGAAAAATACGCGAAGGAGGTGGTGCCCACTAAAATATAAATGCGACACCAAGATAATCATAGGAGGAAGTAGAACATGACAACATTTGACATGAACAAAGCGACCGATCGTGCTCTAAAAATGGATGTTTACGCTATATACCTACGTAAATCAAGAGCCGATGTGGAAGCAGAAAAGCTTGGCGAGGGCGAGACTCTTGCCAGGCACCGTAAAATATTAGAAGAACTAGCGGCAAGGAAAGGGTTTTACATTGGAGAAATATACATCGAATTAGAATCCGGAGACACAATTGCTGGCAGGCCCAAAATGCAAAAACTTATTGAAGATTGCTACAAAGGAAAATATAAAGGAATCCTGGTAGTAGAAGTGACTCGTTTATCCCGTGGTAACCAAGGCGATGCACAGACGATTATGGACTGTCTTAAATACTCAAATATGAACAACGGGGTTTTAGTCATTACCCCAACGAAAACTTATGACGTGGCGCATAGTCAAGAAGATGAAGAATATATGGAATTCGAGCTCTTCATGTCTCGTCGAGAATATAAGATGATTCACAAACGTATGGATCGTGGCCGTAAACAAGCTGTTGTAGAAGGAAATTACATGGGCGCTTTTCGTCCGTATGGATACAACATAGTAAAGACAAAGACCAAACGTACGTTAGTTCCCAATGAAAACGAAGCGCCTTACGTCAGGAAAATATTCGAATGGTCGGTTAAAGAAAATCTATCAACATTTGAAATTGCTAAACGATTAACTGCCATGAACGTTCCGACTTACAGAGGCGAATCCCAATGGTCCAAAGATACTGTAAAAGCATATCTGACAAATCCTGTCTATATGGGCAAAGTGCGATGGAACGATCGAATGAGAATTAAGACAATGGTCGATGGCGAATTGAAGATAACTCGACCTAGATTCCATTCGGATCAATATATGTTGTATGATGGTAAACATATGAAAGATGCTCTTGTGGACGAAGAAACATTCAGAGAAGTTCAAAAGAAATTCTACAAAGATCGAACCAGATCGGGATTGAAACTTAGAAATCCATTAGCAAGTCTTGTATTTTGTAAGAAATGTGGCAAGTCGATGCATTACCAGCCTTATGGTGAGGATCGACATGATAGAATTGTTCATAAAAACAATACATCTGGGTGCAAAGTTAAATCCGTAATTGCTTCTGATATGGTTGCTGCTGTTACTCATGCTTTAAAAATGTATGTAGAAGATTTTGAGATAAAAGTAGACAATTCTTCTGATCAAGACGAAAATATAATAGAGAAACAAATAGAAGAATTAGAGAAAGAGATTCGCAGGATTGAAAAGAAGAAAGCTAAACTATTTGATTCTTGGGAGGATGATGAAATTACAAATAACGAGTTCGTCGAAAGAAAGGCCATCCACAACACAAAAATCGAAGCTTTAGAAAAGCAAATCGAAGAGTTGGAATTTGCAATACCTGAGAAAGTTGAATATGAAGAAAAGTTGCTGCTCCTATCAGATGCGTTCATAGCAATTAGAGACGATGAGATAGACGCTGCCACTAAAAACGAATTCCTAAAACGAATAATCAGTAGAATTGAATTTAGTCGTGAAAATGATTCGGAATTCATACTAGATATAGACCTGCACCAATGAGTGTGGGATATCTTTTGCCCTTTGTGTATATCATCATGGTGCTACTTTTATAACACCCTCATGATATATCGAAACTTTAAAAGGAGGAAAATATAAATGAGAATCGTATGGAAAGACAGTGCTAACAACGAATACAAACCTATGAAGTATAGAGGCTATCGGATTGAGGGAGCTTACTCCGGATGGTACACAAATATGACTGAGGACGACAACTTATACAAAACTGCCTATGACGCAATGAACGCCATTGACGAAAAATTAGGAGGTTCCGGCAAACTCGGATATGCAAAACGAAGAGAGCGTGGCGTAACCGTGATAGGAAAGAAAAAGAGAATAGGATAAAAACAAGAGGCCCTGTCGTAACTGACGGAGCCTCTTCTCTTTTAATCTACTTTTTTTACAGTTTTGTTGTACTGCACCGTACTAATGCCAAGTAGTACGCCAAGGAATGCGTCGACCGCTGTGATAGTGCCGACTACTTCCTCACCAAACGGAAGACCCCAAATACTCGCCAGAGCAAAGTAGAGGGTGCCGAGTGCCGGAAGGAAATACTGGGCAATCCACTTAAGTACGTCGTATGTTTTATTGTTCATACAGATTCCTCCTTCTCATCGTGTCTGTTGAGATGCAATTCGCAAATCTCATTGTACATTTTTGTGATCATGCCGTTGCCACCAAGCGAGTGGTATGCTTCATACATCTCACAAAAGTTTTGGTAAGCGTATGATGGAATGTGACCGAGGGTCGTATACCGATCGTGATACTCGATAAGCTGCACTCGCAGAAGCAACATTGTTCCTTTGCTGTTTGCATTACGTTCTTTCTTCTGCTGCTTGAGCAACCATACGATGTAACCGAGCAAGATCGGTAACGCAATGGTATAAGTTTGCATAAGAAAATCGTTCATGTGTGTCCTCCTTTCTTAAGTTTTATACCGTGCTATATCATTTCCATTTGCCAACGGCATGAAAATGCAATTTTGGATCAACGACAGTAAATGTTCCTGGACAAGCTATTGCGATACTTCCGGTATGAGCAACTGCCGTACCACTGTCATGGTAAATAAATCCCGGAAAGTTATTAACATCAAGGGTAATTTGCAAGGATGGTTTTTCTGTAAAAAGATCTGTTGGAAATGCTATGCCAGACGTAAGTAATGCCGTATACAAACCTCTCCACTGACTAGAACTACTTTGAAATGATCCGCTTACCGTTTGTACGCCCCAGCATTCTGAAACGCCAGAATTCCATTTTCGATATCGCCAAACCCCACTAGTTCCCTCCGAAACGACATAGTCTTTCACTGCTCCCGTTATGCCACCATCTGCTTGTATGGCACCGGTAAATTGACTTGTCCCATCCACCTTAAAATTACTACGAATGCGTGTGCTCCATTGTACATCAAGCCAATTAGCAAGCTCCGCAACTTTACCAATGGCAGCACCTGTGTTTTTGATGAACGAGAGCAGCGTACTTTTAGTCGGAAGCGAATATGTGAGCGTTACCGTATTATAGTTATCACTCACAATTACTTGTACGTCATATGTGCTAGATGCACTTAAATTGCCGCCAATAACTTTTTGCGTGCCACTTGTGCATGCGGTAGCCGTGCCATATGTAGAATCGGTCGATTTTTTATATTTAGCATTAATGGTTAAAGCATTGCCTGATATACTGGAACTATAATTCGCAGTACACTCCACCGCAAAATATGTACCGGCGTTCGACGTATTGCCACTTGCATCGCAGCGATATACTTTACAGCTAGATACGCTTGGCTTAGTATAGTCCAACACAGTTATACTGCATGTAACAGAATTTGAGGTTCTGCCTCTAGAGTCTGTAACCGATGCGGTAAATGTAATCGTTCCAGATGAAGCCAAAATACCAGTTGTGAAAGAGGCAGTATTCACTGTATAGCCGCCACCGGTAATCGTGTATGACTTTACAGTTGATCCATATGCTCCACCAGATCCCGATAACGTGACTTTTGCTTTACACATTCCCTTGACATACTTGCCAGTTCCGGATGTATCGCTGTTTATAGCAGCAGCCAGCGTACCAGCAGTTGGTTTAACCGAGGATGGGACATTGAGGGTAATCGAAACGCTCTTTGTTCCGAGCAGTGTGCTGCCACTGTATGTATCACAATAGATAGTTCCTGTTCCAGCTAAAGCAGACGGAATTTGTTTTGCTAAATCCAGAGAAGGAGTCCAACTCTGAGAAGTAGCAACGCCTGATGCTATGGTTCCAGTTGCACCACCAAATGTATAACGCAGCGTATGCCTATATGCACTATTGGTTGCAGTAGTCGTAATGGTAACTGCGCTGCCCAT